TACGTGCGCTGGCCTTCATAAACAAAGCTACCCGCATCTGGGTAATCAGGTCGAACCCGGAGAAGATTGTGTATTGTGATTCCGGTTGCATGGTCTTATCTTCCTTTTGAGAATGAGCGGGATGGTGTGGAGTGCGAACGTGTGGGCTGTGGCGCGGGGTAGCGGTAGGTGTTCTGCGGTGGACGCCAGTTATTCACTGGTGGAGCTGGGCGCTGAACAACTGTCTTGTTGATGGTCGTATGCTGAACAACCGGAGCTGGCGCTGCATAGTGGGGCTGCAGGGCTGATGTCATCAGGTGTCCCATGAGCATCCCCGTCAACAGCCCATCGTGGCTTGATTGCGCTGGTGCTTGTTGAATCACCACGGGTGCTTGTGGGTACGCAGGTTGCAATGGGGCTGACTGTTGGTAAACCTGTGGCTGCGCTGCCTGAGCGCCAAGCTGCGTCCCCACCGGGGCTGTCTGGGAGGGGCTGCATGAGGCTACCGCCAGAATCAAGACTAGCAACAGAGGGACTACACATACGATAAGAGCCTTGTGATGGAATTGCAGGGAGTTGAACTTATCAAGCATCACAGCATCCCCTTAGGTTGCTTCTTCTTGTCAAACACATAGCGCACATAACGCTGACCAGTTGAATCCTTCTTGTGCTCCGATACGATCACCCAGCCACGAGCCTTCAGGTTGGAGATGCGCTTTGGCAGGTGGCGAATCTTGAACAGGGTTTCCGCCTCGACACCAGAGATTGAACCTGTGGATTGCAGATGGTTAATTACGAGTGTTTCTTGGGTCTTGCCCATTACTGTTGCCGTAGTCATGTTGACTTCCTTATAAGGTGACATTGATAAATGAAAGAACCCCCAACCGGATCACGGAAGGGGGAACTTAGGGGAGTTCCTTGTGGGTTTCTTGGGAGGAAACTTTGGGGAGAACTTAGGTACTACAGGTGTGCGAACACTCCGGTTTCTTTGATCCACTTGCGAACATCAAAGGAAGGACAGGCTTTAGCCACTTTGGGCCAGTCGCGGTGTCCGAGAACTTCAGCGTTCGGGTAGTCATTCTTCAGGCCATTCAGAAGAACAGCTAAGGCGTGGTACTGATCCTCAGTGAAGTTCTGCTCGGGCTTCATGTTGGCATCACATCCACCCACTAGGCAGATACCGATGTTTCCGGTGTTGTGCCCTTGGACATGAGCGCCCGCCTCAGCGATGTTCCGGCCATCTTCCACAGTGCCATCTCGCTTGATAACAAAGTGGTAGCCAATCTTCAGGAAACCACGTTCACGATGCCAGCGATCCAGCACCTTAGCATCCACATACACATTGACCGGACTGGCCGAACAGTGGATGGTGATGTGTGATGGTGGCAGGTTAGCCATGTGTATATTTCATTTCGGGTTCTCAGTGAGCCACGCTGGGGGAATCAACTTGTCGGCGTATTGGCAGCCCAACTTGTTGCACCACATGGCATAGGTTGTTGTGGATGTCTTGCTGATTTTCGCCTTGGAGTTGCTGAATACAAAGCGAATGTCATGCTCGGGGTGCTGCTCTTTGATGAGCTTGTGCTTCTTGCGGTCTGCCGTAACGAACCGCCCTTTGGTTTCAATGATGATCCCATTGGGCAAGATGAAGTCTGGGGTGTACTTGTGGACTTCGTGCATCTCATAGGGAATACGAGAGTCTGGGTCTTCATACTTAGCGTCAACACCCGCCGCCTTCAACTGGTTAGCCACAGTTACCTCCAGCCCACTACGGTAGCCCTCTCGGAGAGCCACTGCGCGAACTGGAGACTTCTTAACTGGGGGCATTAAAAGTCCGTGACTTCATCCGGGTCAGCGTCAGAGTCATCAGATGAATCACTGCTGTCATCATCTTCCAGACCGGAACTTTCGTAACCGTCTTCTTCCTCACCGAAGCCCAGTGAGTTCGCATCGTAGCCCCCGCCTGACTTAGCAGGTTCGATAACCTTGATACCCTCGATACGCAGGGACACGCCTACCTTGTTGGTAGCTGCCATGTGATATGGTACTAAGGCATACGCAACGCGGATGGTTGAACCACCGTAGATCATCACCGTAGTGGGCTTACCCTTGGAGTCAAACAGTGGCACTTTGATCTGCTTGATCTTGCCAGTCTTACCATCCTTGAAGTCCGCATTGGATTTGAACTTGAACATCACATCACCAGTTTCTTCACCATCAGAATCGACAGCGGCAGTGTATGGGGATGCTGTTTCCAGAGCGGCGAGGGCCTTCTTAGCTTTCGCTTTGATGTCCCCGGTCTTACCGTTCTTCACTGCATCCGACAGCTTTTCTTTGGTAGCTGCAAGGCAGTCAGCCGTGGCCGTGTCGATCTTGTCGATCAGATCAGCCGCATCTTCAGCCGATAAGATCAGGCCCGATTTGTATGTCTTCTTGCCTTCGTACTCATCGGGAGTGTTCAGGCGAGGCCACACAGCGCAGCCCTTAGGGGTGATACCTTTTACCAGCTTTGGTTTGTCATTTGACATACTATTCCTTAATGTTCAAAAGGTTACGGATGTTTGCTGAGATTGCATCACAGGCATTAACCTCAGTGGTCTTTGCGGCGATGCAAGCGATGTGCTTCTCAATGGCTAATTGATGTGCGTCCATCTCTTCATCCAGCTTGTCAGCCAGTGCATCCAGCTTTGCCGTTGCCTTGGTGAAGTCGGAAGTGATAGAAGCCACGGAGGGCTGGAAGAAGTCCTTGATGGTTGCCGCGATGTTCTTGAGTGTTTGGTTCACGGTGTTAAGCCTTATGTTTGATTTCAAGTTGTTCCACATCGAGTCCTTCCTGAGTCATCAGGGAGAACAGGTGGAGGGTTATTGGGAGGCCGCGTGACCACATATCTTCGGCCTGTTCAACCAGTGCCAATTGGTAGCTATTCAAAGAGGTCGTCCCCGCCTTGCAGTGGATGGGTGATTTTCATAATTCAGCTTTCAGGTATTGTTGGATTGCTCGGACGTACTCGCCGCGCCCTTTACTCAGGGAGTCATAGAGTTGCCGATGGGTTTTATCGAGGACATCCCGTAGGTCTTGTCCGTATCGTTCGCACATCATCAGGAACATGAAAGAAACCGCGCTCAACTGAAGACCCTTGGGTTGAATCCCTTGGATAATGTCTAACAGTTGGAACGCGGCTTGTTGTGTTGCATCAGATGAAGCGAAGTTAAGTTGGTCTGAAATCGAAGTGTTCTTTTCGTTAATGGCAGTCTCCGTTTGGTTATTCGTTATGGTCAAAGTTGTTCTCCACACTAACCCCCCTATCAGAATCATCAGGGAAGTCAGCGTAGATTTTCTCCACACTAACCCCCCTATCAGAATTGCTACATATTGAACATTGAGAAAGTCTAGGCGAAGAAGTACCTGCTATTTCGTACATCCTCCAGATTCAACGTACCCATAGCCGGGATCGGCGGTATCTGATCGGCAATCTCCTGTGATCCAGAGTTGACCAACTGGGTGACAATCTCAGTACGGAACTTCTCAAGGAGGTTCGGAGTGTACTGCTCAATGAAGGACTCACGGAGCAACGTGCTCATCAAGTCCATGTCGCAGGCGTGAGTACCATAGCTGTCATGGATGAATGAGAAGTCAGTGATGCCTTCCTCAACACCAAAGCCAATAGTCCGGGCTAAGTGCGCCCCATCGTTAGCATGGATGTAGTTCGGGGCGATCCCCGCTGACTGCTTGCGGCCATTGATCTTAGTGCCTTCCACTTGGATGATGAACTCAGTTCGCTTACCGCCACACATACAACGTACCCGCTGACCCAGAGTGTCCATGTAGGACTGCTGAATGACCAACCCTGAGGGGCTTGTCCACCACACAGGGAGTCCATCAGAGGCCGCAAGACGTGCAACTTCCTTGAGCCAATCCATAGCCTCCTTTGCGGCAACCACCGTAGTCTCAATGGCGTGGCGGTTGATGCTGGAGAGGTACGCTGCGGTCTTGAACATATCAGTGTCAGTTAAGTCCAACGCACCGCCTTCCTCAATGAACTTCCTGAGGTCAGTCATAACCTGATCCGTCATCCCGTACTGGGAAACAGAGTAGGCGTATGTCATGGTGTTCTTCTTAGTCCAGTTCCGACCGTACTTCCCGAGCAGCACCCTAGCTTCAGGTTTACCGGCGGCAGCGTCCTTAGCCATCACTTCGGATGCCCTCTTAGCAACGATTCCGTAGATGTCAGAGGGGATTTCCGAAGGGATCAGGTTGGTAGCAGCACCGCCTTCGGAATCCAGAAGTAACCCGCTGAAATTTTGAAGACCGTTGCATGAGCCATCGACCTGTATTTGAAGGTGGCAGATGTGCGCATCGCCGGACTTCTTATAGCCAGCCCATTCGAAACACGCAGCGAGGAAACAGAAAGGGGAATCAGCATCCATCCAGCCTTGATTTCCCAGAGGATCACTTGCGTACTCCATGATGAGGTCGTCGTTATCCGTAGCCCACTTGATGCGGTCTTGGTACGAGCACTTATCCTCGCCCCATGTGTTAGCCAACTGCACAGCCAGCCACTTCCAACCCAGAGCGCCCAAAGGTTTACCATGTGCAAACTCAATGAGAGCCTTACCGGAATCATCAGACTGCGGATGGAGGATTGTACCGACTGGGTATGCCCGTCCACGCCAGTCAAGCGTCCACACATAGAAGAACTCAGTTTCCTCAAGGTACTTCTCAGCGAGGTAAATCTTCTGCCCCACACCGGACACCTTCGATAGGTTACGGTTGTTCTTGGTGTGGATCGTTGCAGCCTTCTTCTTCCACTCCTTCAGGGATTCCTCGTTATCATCGATGTCGAACGGCTTGTTAGGAATGGGCAACGGGTCTTTGTTGGGCAGCTTCGCCCGTGCATCCCCGATATTCCACACATCCTTCAGCACCTCAAGAACCTTGCGGTTGATTCTCCATGCAGTCCCTTGGAGCGCATTGAGGGCCGTATAAACCATAGGCATCTCAAGGTTCTCCAGTTCCTCAAGGTAGTTCTTGTTGGGGGTCTTTATCATGTCCATCCGGTGCGTCATGTAGCCGCCAGAGAACGGGCTGATCCAGTCATTAGGCTTGCACAGCATGGGCATATACAACGGGAGCATAGCTTGGCAATACTCGTGCTGGTTCGACATCCACTTACGGGTCTTCTCAGTGCCTACCAAGTGGTGCGCCTTGTTGTGATGTCCCTCGGTGAGAGTCACCAGTTCCACGATCCCTGTAGACTTGATAGCCAACTCCATCAACAGAGTACCGATCTGGAGCTTACCCGCTTTGTCCCATCCGAGGTCTTGAACACCTTCCCTGCGGCGTATCAAGTGAAGCACCTTAGTGCGGTACTCTGAATTGCTGGACTCTTCAACTTTCTTGGCGACACGCTTGAATGTATCGGGATGTGCAGCTTTGAACTGGGCGAACTCAATCTCATCACTGATGGCTGTCCCGAGGGAGATAGCGAAGCTAGTCACCTTGACCTTACCAGACACCGCGTTGATCGCATGGCGCATGGTGAGGTACGCCACTGCATCCACACCGCACAGCTGGAGAGCATTAGCCACATGGGAATACTTACGGGCCTTCCCAGCGCGTACATCAGCGATCCACGCTGTAACTGCCTCGGACATCTTGCCGACTGTGTGCTTCAACATACGCATCCCCGGAGGAAGTTCAGCCTCGGGGTTATTAGCGGTGTTCTTTAGGTAACGGGCGATGCCCTCACCACGCATCTCCTCTTCCCGTTCAATCTGGCGTTCGATAAGTTCTGCTTGTTCCATGTGGTGTTACTCCTTGGCTATGCCTTAAAGGTTGGTTGACTGTTGAGGGGGCGGAGGTACAATTGGTGTCCTCCTTGAATTGATTACTTCCAATGCCTAAATACTTGATAGCCGCTGTCATCACAGTCCTCGTGTACTTCATCTGGACTGACCCTGATTCTCACTCGGCATATCTGGATGATCTGGAAAGGTGTGTTACTGAGGTTGAGCTACCTACTGGGAGTTACATTGGGGCAACAGCGGAATCCTGTAGCATCTCGTATGACCGCTGGAAGTCCCTCAGGGCTGCATCCCGTAAACAGGGGGATAAGTGAGCCTCTTCTTTATGTATCCTTAAGAGCCTCCCTACTGTAACCCCCCTATCAGAATCAGATCACATCACTGCGCCCAGCTTTGAGCGCCCGAATGCCCCCTAAGAACTCATAGCGGAGCGCCCTGCCATATTCAACATACGAATCCCTGATGACCACTGCGAGGTGGTACACCACGGACAACATCAGGAACACCACTACGGCCACGCGAAACACCGTCTTACTTTTCTTCCAATTGAATCTCATGCTGAACTCCTAACTGTTTGATAGTTGATAAAGGTTAGACAAATGAAAATCCTGACGTTGATTCTCAGGGAATCTATCATCAGGATCGGGGAAAACTTCTACTACATTAACCCCCCTATCAGGACACACAGCGGACACGCAGGGAGGTACTAAGTGGGGTAACTACTTGATTTCTTTAGGGGAACAACACGACTCCTGCGGATTAACAGTCCGTCGCTCTACCGGCTGAGCTATCAGGGAATGAAGAGGGCCGAATTATATAG